ACAATGTGTCGATTCTTAATGATATCAAGGACCTTTATGTTTATGACTTTGGTATATTTATAGAGGTATCTCCCGATGAAGAACAGAGAGCACAGCTTGAGGCTAATATTCAGATGGCTTTATCGAAAGGTGATATTAACCTTGAGGATGCTATTGATATCCGTGAGATTAAGAACCTTAAACTTGCTAATCAGTTATTAAAGTTAAAGAGAACTCAGAAGCAGGATAGAGAGGAGAAGATGGAGATGCAGAAACAGGCTATGATTTCTCAGCAGCAATTAAAATCTCAAGAGTTGGCAGCACAAACAGCAATGCAAAGTATTCAAGCAGAAGCTCAAATAAAGATGCAAGTGAAACAAGCTGAGATAACATTTGAGATTGAGAAGATGAAGGTGGAGGCTGAACTAAAGAGGTCGTTAATGGCTGAGGAGTTTAACTATAGTATGCAGCTGAGTGGTGTTAAGGAAGACAAGAAAAATCAAATAGAGAAGGAAAAGGAGAATGCAAAGAAGGACCGTATTAGTCTTCAGAATTCACAGCAGTCAAAGTTGATTAATCAACGTAAGAACAATCTACCTCCGATGAACTTTGAGTCTAACGAGGATAGTTTGGATGGCTTTGATTTGGGTGAGTTTGAGCCTCGATAAAACATTAAAAAATATTACATAACTTTGTAACAAACTAAAATTAAATCAAATGGAATTTAAAGTAAGAGCATTAGACGTTGAACCAAAGAGTGTTCAAGAAGTAGAAAAAGCGTTGCTTGAAAAGCACGAACAGGAAATGAATAATGAAGTTCCTGAATCAGTAGTAGAGCAAACAGAAGTAGAAATACCACAAGAGCAACCTGTGGAATTAAAAGAAGAGGACGTTCTTTCATATATTGGAAAAAGATACAATAAGCAAATTAGCTCATTCGATGAGTTAATGGCTGAACGTAAAGAATCAGAACAGTTACCTGAAGACGTAGCTGCCTATCTTAAATACAAGAAGGAGACAGGCAGAGGGTTTGACGATTTCGTTAAATTAAACAAAGACTACGATTCAATGGACTCGGAAGATTTATTAAAAAATTACTTGCTTTCTACTCAAGAAGGCATTGACGAGGAGGATGTAGATGTGATGATGGATGAATACCGATACGATGAGGACCTTGATGATGAGTCAACGGTAAAGAAAGTAAAGATTGCAAAAAAGAAAGCTGTTGCTGAAGCAAAGAAATACTTCAACACTCAGAAGGAGAAATACAAGATGCCGCTTGAGTCAAGTGGATTATCAGTTTCTAACGAAGAGAAAGAGCAGTATGAATTGTATAAGCAATATCTTAGTGAGGCTAAGACCGTAGAAGAAGAAAACAACCGTAAGAGGAATTGGTTTGAGCAGAAGACAAACGAAGTTTTTGGTGGAGAGTTCAAAGGTTTTGAATTTAATATCAACGACAAGAAAATTTCTTTCGCTCCTTCGGATGCTGCTGAGTTAAAGAAACTCCAATCAAACCCAACAAACTTTATCAATAAGTTTTTGGATGATAATGGACTTATCAAAGACGCAGCAGGATACCATAGGTCTTTAGCAGTAGCGATGAACCCTGAGAAGTTTGCAAAATACTTCTACGAGCAGGGTTTGGCTGATGCAACGGAGGATGTAATGCGTAAGACTAAGAACATTAATATGTCTGAACGCAGAGCACCGGAAATTGCTAAGTCTAATGACGGTTTTCAGGTTAGGGCTGTGAATCCTGACTCCGGCAGAAACTTAAAAATTCGCAGTGCAAAACGAATATAAACAATTTAAAAACTTAAAACAAAATGGCTTCAGCATTATTAAACACGCCAAATTATGCTTTGCAACCTGCTCCTGAGCAAGTAGCATTGCAGACAAACTACATTACTAACTTCAACTTCTTAAATCAGTATCTTCCTGATACATACGAGAAAGAATTTGAGCGTTATGGTAATCGTACAATTTCATCTTTCCTACGTATGGTAGGAGCAGAGATGCCTTCAAATTCTGACCAAATTAAGTGGGCAGAACAAGGACGTTTGCATATTAAATATGTAAGCGTAGGAACAGCAGCAGCAGCAGCAGCTAATACTGCTACATTCCAAGTAAATGACACAGGAGTTACTTATGTAGCTATCCGTGTTGGTCAAACAGTAATGATTCAAGGAAATGCTACAGGTGTTTTCAACAAAGCAATCGTTACAGCAGTTCCTACAGCTACAACATTCACTGTTGCGTTCTACGAAACAGGTGGTCTTGCAGTAGCAGGTACAGGAGCAGGTAATGCTCAGTTTACTGTATTCATCTATGGTTCAGAGTTCAAGAAAGGTACTAACGGAATGGTTGGTTCATTAGAAGGAGAAGATGATATCTACTCTAACTCTCCAATCATCATCAAAGACAAGTACGCTGTTAATGGTTCTGATATGGCTCAAATCGGTTGGGTAGAAGTAACAACTGAGAATGGTGCTACAGGATACTTATGGTACTTAAAGTCTGAGCACGAGACTCGTCTTCGTTTTGAAGATTACTTAGAGACTGCTATGATTGAGGCTGTTCCTGTAGGTGCAGGTTCAGGTGCTGCAACAGCAGGATACAAAGGTTCAGAAGGTATCTTCTACGTAGTAAACAATCGTGGTAACGTATGGGGTGGTGGTACACCAACTACATTAGCTGATTGGGACACTATCGTATCACGTTTAGATAAGCAGGGAGCTATCGAAGAGAACGTAGTATTTGTTAATCGTGGATTCTCATTCGACATTGACAATATGTTAGCAACACTTAACGGTTACAACGGTAGTGGTGTTTCTTCTTCTGCATCTTTCGGTTTATTCGACAATGACATCAATATGGCATTGAACTTAGGATTCACAGGATTCCGTCGTGGTTATGACTTCTATAAGTCTGATTGGAAATACTTGAACGACCCTACAATGCGTGGTGGTTTATCTGCTGCTGCTGCTACAGCAACAGGAACAGTAACAGGTATCTTAGTACCGGCAGGCTCTACATCGGTTTACGACCAAATTATGGGCAAGAACGCAAAGCGTCCTTTCTTACACGTTCGTTACCGTGCTTCAGAAGCTGAAGACCGTCGTTACAAGACTTGGATTACAGGTTCTGCCGGTGGTGCTGCGACAAGCGACTTAGATGCTATGGAGGTTAACTTCTTATCTGAGCGTTGTGTATGTACTTTAGGTGCAAACAACTTCGTATTATTCCGTTTAGGATAATCATTGTTAGTTTTAAAGGTGGAGTGTATTCAAATACACTCCCCTTTTTTAAAAGTTAAACTTAAATTATATCATATCAAATGAAACAAAAAATAGTATCTACAGACAAAGTTTATAAGCTAAAGAACGGAACTCCGTTATCATATACATTAGCTTCAAGAAATCATCCTCGCTTCCCATTATTATGGTTTGATGAGGAAAAAAATTTAAATCGTGTATTACGTTATAGCGTAAACCAAAAATCACCTTTTGAGGATGAGCAGGATGGAAATGCAGTATTAGAACCAATCATTTTTGAGGACGGTCTTTTACGAGTGCCAAAGAATAATCCTGTACTTCAAGAGTTTTTATACTACCATCCATTAAGAAATGTAGTATTTGAAGAAGTTGACAAGGAGAAGGATGCTGCTGAAGAGATGGAGTATCTTAACTATGAGGCAGATGCTTTGATTGAGGCTCGTCAGTTAAGTATTGAACAACTTGAGACACTTACCCGTGTAATGTTTGGTAAAGACCCATCAACGGTATCAACGGCAGAATTAAAGAGAGACATCTTAGTATTTGCTAAAATGAATCCGATGGAGTTCTTAAATATCTTGAATGACCCGATGCTTAAATTCCAAGATAAGGTTCGTCAGTTCTTCGAGAATAAGTTATTGCAATTTAGAAATAACGAGAAGGAGGTTTGGTTTAATACACCAACCAACAAGAAGAAGATGATGTCTATTGCCTTTGGCGAAGACCCATACGAGGCTGTATCATTGTATTTGAAGTCTGATGAGGGCATCGAAGCAATGAAAATGTTAGAAGTAACAATGGCTTAGTAATCTACATAAATATAATTTACTGAAGGAAGAGGGTGCATTTGTACCCTCTTTTTTTTCCTATATTTGTAAAAACAATTAAGATGATAAACTCTGTAAGAAACACAGTATTAGCCGTTCTTAACAAGAATAATTACGGATACATCTCTCCTCAAGATTTCAACCTTTATGCTAAACAAGCTCAGATGGAAATGTATGAGGAGTATTTTAGCAGTTACAATAAGACCATCAATGCTGAGAACGCTCGTATGTCAGGTACTGACTATGCAGATATTCGCAAGACGGTTGCTGAAGTAATGGAAGGATTCTTAATGAAGAATAACTTATCTAATGGGGCAGGAGCACTTGCAAATAATTTTCTTATACCTTCATTGAGTACAACAGGAGATGAAGCGTATATGATTAATACAATCATTACGTATCCTGTTATTCTTTCTACAGGAACAAATACAAATGTAACAGGACCATTCTTTCAAACATTGGTTGATACATTTGCCGATTTTGACCAAGAAGGAGTAAAGGTTGGAGATATAGTAGTTAATTTATCTCAACCGGCATCACCTGCAAATAATCAAACAACAACGGTGGCATCTATCACTAATGCAAGTACATTAGTTTTAACACAACCTTTATTTGCAACAGTAGGTGATAGCTATGCTATATTTTCAGCAGCAAGTGGTGTAGAAGCAGATAAGGTTCTTGAGAGTAAAATATTTATGTTGAATAGGTCTAACCTAACAACGCCATCAAATATTTTTCCTTCTTATGTATTGAATAATCAAGTTGCTACTTTAAATCAATCTGTAGTTACAATGTACCCACCAACCATCAATACGTATGGGCAGGTGGTATGTACTTACTTTAGATATCCAAAAGACCCTAAATGGACATACATTACGTTGTTTAATGGTGAACCTTCGTTTGACCAATCGCAACCCGATTACCAAGACTTTGAGTTACCATTAGAGGATGAGTTTAAATTATCAATGAAGATTCTTCAATACTGTGGTGTATCAATCCGTGAAATTGAAGTGGCTCAGTTTAGTATCGGTCAAGAGCAACACGAGCAACCGACATTTAGTCAACAACAATAAAAACTATAATCAATGGCATACATATCACAATACGAATACTATGACAATAATGGTAATAATCCTCAAGATGCAAATTGGGGTTCTTACCAATATGTAAGTCTGTTTGATATCGTCAACAATTTTATGTTGATGTATTCGGGCAATCACTCATTGGTAAACAATGAGGAGCGTTACAAGGTATTGTTCCACGCTAAGAGAGCTATTCAAGAATTAAACTATGATGCGTTCAAAGAGATAAAGGTATTAGAGTTAACGGTTGCAGCGTCATTACGATATGTTCTACCAAGTGACTTTGTGAATTGGGTTCGCATCTCTCTTTATGAGAATGGATACCTAAGACCATTGAGTGAGAACATTCAGACGTTATCATCAAGGGCATACCTTCAGGATAACGCAGGAAATATTTTATTTGACCAAAACGGTAACGTATTAGAACCTCAGAACTCACAGATTGATTACGATAGGCTTAACAAACTAAAGAAGAGTATATATTTGAATCCCGGCAGCCAATTTTATGGCAGCTACGGATGGTATATGGATGGTAGATGGTACTTTGATTTCAATGTAGGGCAGCGATTTGGTTTAAATACCGAGACGGCTAACTTCAATCCTACATTCAATATTGATAAGAAGGCAGGTGTCATTAATTTTAGTTCTGATATGGCAGATAAGAGCTGTATCCTTGAGTACGTATCTGATGGTATGGAGAATGGGGATGATTCTTCCGTTTCTGTAAATAAGTTATTTGAAAAATACATCTACGCTTACATCCAATATGAGATACTAAACTCTAAATTTGGAGTGCAGGAATATATTGTTGCAAGAGCACGAAAGGAGAAGGGTGCTCTATTAAGAAACGCAAAAATTAGAATTAGTAACATACATCCGGGAAGACTATTGATGAATCTTCGTGGTATGGATAAGATGATAAAATAATATGGCTAAGATATCAAGGAATTTTACGGGTGGTAGAATGAATAAGGTTCTTGACGAACGATTAGTTCCTCAAGGAGAATACATTGATGCACTCAACATCCGTATGGGTTCTACCGAGCAATCGGAGATTGGTGTTATTGAGAACTCAAAAGGAAACCTAAAGCTAACTGCGTTGCAGTTTGAAGGTGTTCCATTGAGCAGTGATGCCAAGACTATTGGAGCTATTTCTGATGGGGAGCAAGAGACAATCTATTGGTTTGTTCACGACCCGAACTATC